TCTTCGTTTGAATATAAAACAAGACAGAATGATAGGTTAATTAACTATGAGATTGACTTCAACAATGCCTTTAACGAGATTAACAGTATATGATAATCGATATTTACATAGGTAATGACAAGCTTGAAATCTTTAAAGATGAGGGTGTACAGTTAAATAGTTCTGTAGCTAATATTAATGATATTACTAAGAACACAACTGACTATACCCAAAACTTTACAGTACCCGCAAGCGATAACAATAACGCAATATTTAAGCATTACTACGATGCTGATATAGATAATGGTTTTGATGCAAGGGTAAAGGTTAACGGACGTATTGAAATTGATGGCATCCCCTTTAAATATGGTAAATGGAAACTACTAAAGGTAAATGTAAAACAAGGTAAGCCTGCAAATTATTCTATTACTTTTACGGGGAATTTATTTAGCTTAAAAGAAAAGTTTAAAGACGATGAATTAAGTGATTTAGATTTGTCGGCTTTTGACCATACCTATAATTCTACAAACGTGCAAACAGGGTTAGGTAGTAGCTTGTTTAGTGGGGATTTGATTTATAACCTTTTTGCAAAGAAGCAGTATTATTACAATAACCTTTCGAGTGACAATGTTAATACTGCTACACTTGCTAATATTGCGTGGGGTGGTGGTGCTGACGTTGGGGTTTTATGGAGTGATTTAAAACCATCCTTAAGACTGATTAAGATTATTGAGGCAATAGAAACAAAATACAATATCACTTTTACACGTGACTTTTTCGGTAGGGTTGAGTTTACGGATTTGTTTATTTGGCTTAATGCTGATATTTCTATTTTAGGAACACCAACAGAGCAGTTGATTGATTGGGATAGTGGTAACGGTTCAGATTTCGGATTAAGTAACGCAACCGACACATGGACAAATACTCAAACTGCATTCGCTAATTATCGTTATAGAATAATTGTAGAGCCAACGGATGCAAACATACCATACAAGGTAATTGTAAAAAACTTTGGTGTGCCAGTAGTTGAATTGAATTGTGAGGGTGGTGACTTTACAAGTGAAATTATAACAGTTCCATTAGTTGGAGGAGTTGACACAGATTTTGAATATACTTTTTTTGTTTCAAGTAGTAACTCTATTACTTACGAGGCTGAAATATTGTTGCGAAGAGATATACCTTTCCTTTTAGATAGGGCATCATTTGCAAGTAGCACAGCATTGATAGATATTTTTGACGTATCAGCAAACATACCTAAAATGAAAGTTTTGGACTTTATGAAAGGATTGTTTAATATGTTTAAGTTAGTAGTTATTGCAGACCAAAACGACAATATTTATGTAAACACCTTAAACGATTATTATGCGGAGGGGCAACTTTATGACTTAACAAGATATACCGATTTTTCAAGTTATGACGTTGAAAGAGGAATGATGTTAAACCAAATTAACTTTAACTTTCAAGAGCCTACAACTATATTAAACGAGCAGTTTAAACTTAACACGGGTATTGCTTACGGTGACGAGGAGCTAACCCTTGAAGACGAAAATGGTGAGTTATTGGACGGGGAAAGTTTTGAAGTTGAATTACCATTTGAACAAATCATATACGAAAGATTACCCGATTTGAATGATAACGTTTTAACAAATGTAATGTATGGCGGAATATTCGATGCATCCATAGACCCCGTAAACCCTAAAGGGCATTTATTTTATAATAGACAAGTAGGTTTAAACACAAAGACAATAGCATTTATAGATGACACGGCTACTAAGATACAGTTAAACGCCATCAATATTCCTTTGCATACTTTGGGTTTTGATAACCCTCAATTTTCAACGGTTTTCGGTGCGGAGTTTAACGAGTGGAATGGAATATTAATAACTAATACTTTATACAGTAATTACTATCAAAATTACATAGAATCGATTTTTAATGTAAAGCGCAGGAATTTTTTATATACCTGTAAAAACATACCATTAAGGATTTTAACGAGTTTGGAGTTAAATGATGTCATTCAAATCAAAGAGAATTATTATAGAATAGACAATTATAATTTTAATCTTTTAACAGGTGAAACAACGCTAAAACTAATCAATAGCTTCGACAATACTATTAACGGATTTAACGTTGACAGGACTGTTTTATTTGTTGATTGGCAGGAGCAAACGCAATCTGTTTATGTTACCAATTTAGACAACTTCGGTTATACAAGTAGTGAGTTATGGGTTACGGCTTCTAACACAGGTAATATAGTTTACATAATAATCGAGGCAAACGATACGGGATTAGTAAGAACGGCAACAGTTACAATTCAAAACACAGCAACTTTACAAGAGGTAGATGTTTTTATATCTCAATCGCCTAACTTAATAACATTTGACACAACAGGAATTACATTTGACACAACATTAATAACATGGGACAATGGCTAAACAGATAATAAGCATAGGTACAATCGCTAACGACAATACGGGTGATACAATCCGAGTGGGGGGCGATAAGATTAACGACAACTTTACAGAATTGTACGATGCAAAAAGATTTGGTATTTATGATTACGATAATACCATTAGTGCGCAAACATTTGTAGCAACTCCAATTGTTTTACAAAATGATGGGGATGGAGCAAACACTTATAAAAATATCTTAACAGGTATAGCGGATATTTATGACACTACAGCTTTTGAGTTTGATTTTAGCGGTTTAAGTATCGGTGACGTGGTAACAATTAGAGTTGACTTAATAGTCACTACATCGGGCGCAAACCAAAATGTTAGAGTTTATTTAGAGTTGGCACAAGGTAGTGGTAACGAGTATGAAATAGATTTAAAACAAGGGTTTTATAAAACAGCAACTACTCATAATCTAAGCGATGCGATGACTTTTATTTATATGGGTAACACAGACACTAAAAATAATCCTGCTCAAATATATTTTGATAGTGATGCAGGGGCAACGGTTGAGGTTAATGGATGGGCGTGTAAAGTAGATAAACAAATAATATGATAGCGGATATAATTAAACTATTGCAAAGTGCGGACTTTAACGGCGCAGGGGAATATACAGAAATAGCTAAAGGAAAACACGAACTTGTTACAAACTTTTCAGTATTTAAAAATAAAATTACAAGAAAATGGCGATTGAAAAGGTAGTCAATATAACGGTAAACACAAAAGGCACAGGAACGGCAATTGCTCAAACTGAAAAGCTAAACACTTCTTTAAAGAAACTTGATAAAACCACAGGGGAATTAAAAGGCGGATTAAAAGAAAGCGGTAACGCTATTTTAGAAAATGGTGGTGCAATGGGATTGCTGAATGATGCAACGGGTGGGCTTGCTATGACCGTTAAAGATGCGGTTGAAGCTACTGGGCTGTTTACCAAAGGAACTACTATTGCTACTACGGCGCAGAAACTTTACACCTTAGTTGTCGGAAGCACTACAGGCGCATTAAAGGCTTTGCGCATTGCTTTAGTATCTACAGGGTTAGGCGCTATTGTAGTTTTATTAGGTCTATTCATTTCTAAAATGATGGAAAGCGTAGATGCTACAGAGGAGCAGGTTAGAGCGCAAGAATCATTAAATAGAGCCTTAGACGCTACAAACGCATTATACAAAGAAAGCATACAAGGTGTTCAAGACGTTACAAAAGAGCGTTTAATACGTGCTAAAATAGCAGGCAAAAGCGAAGCTGATTTGCAAAAGATTGAAGCGGAGGGAGAAAAAGAACGCTACCAAAATTACCTAAACGAAAGAGATAGACTTCAAACACTTCTTAACGACAAAAACCTATCAGCAGAAAACGCTGAAAAGATTAATAAACAACTTTCTGAAAACCAAAGGGAGTATTTTAAATCTGTTAGCGATGGCAGAATAAAAGACTTAGAAGAGGATTTATCTGTAGTTGAGGCGAAGCGACAAGCTGATGCTGATTTAAAGGCTAAACAATTAGAAGAGCAAAGAAAGTTTAATGAGGAAAGATTAAAACTTGAACTTGAATATCAAAAAAGTTTAAGAGAGGGATTAAATGAGTTACAGATTGCAACTAACGAAGCAGAGTTTGAGCAACGCAGATTAGAATTAGAAAACAGACAAAAACAATCGGATGAGATAGCTAAAATAGCCGAGAGAGAACAAATAGCTTTAGAGGCGCAATTAGCTAAAGAGCGAAAAGATGCAGAGGAAAGAAAGGCTTTAGAGGAAGCGGTTGCTAATTCTAAGGTTGATATTGCAATGAGAACCATCGACCTAATTTCTGAAATAGTTGGTAAAGGTTCAAAAGTTGGTAAGGCTTTAGCGATTGCACAAGCAACTATAAACGGAATACAAGGTGTACAAAACGCATTTACTACTGCGAGTGCATCGCCTATTACTACTTTATTTCCTGCATATCCATTTGTACAGGCGGGGTTAGCAGGTGCTTTTGCTTTACTACAAATTAAGAAAATTGCAAGTACCGACCCAACAGGCAAAAGTGGTGGGGGTTCAGCAGGAGGTGGAGGAGGAGCAAGCGCACCACCCGCACCGAGTTTTAATTTAGTACAAGGAACGGGAGCAAATCAAATCGCACAGGGATTAGCAGGGCAACGCCAACCTATACAAGCTTACGTGGTTAGTGGTTCGGTAACAAGCGCACAACAGTTAGAGCGAAACATAGTTAGGGATGCAAGTTTGTAACAAAACAGAAACAATTTAGTTATATATAATATGAAAACGTATCAAGCAAAATTTAACCCAAAATTAAACGGCGGAGTTTATGCAATTTCTTTAGTGGAAAACCCCGCAATGGAGGGTTTGTTTATAGCCCTATCAAAGCAGGAAGAGGTAAAACTTGCAGAGGTTGACAAAGAGCAACGTATTTTGATGGGTTTGGTTTTAGAGCCTAATAAAAAAGTTTATAGAAATCAAGGTGGCGAAGAGTTTAATATAGTTTTTAGTGAGGAAACTATAAAAGAGTTAAGCCACAATTTTTTCAAACTTGGTTATCAAGGTAACTCAACGATTGAACACGAAAGTAAGAATAAAATCGATGGCGTTACATTTGTTGAGAGTTGGATAGTAGAGGATAGCAAAATTGACAAGTCCGCAAACTTTGGATTTAGTTATCCTAAAGGAAGTTGGATTGCAACAATGAAAGTAGATAGCGACGAGGTTTGGCAAAACTATGTTAAGACAGGAAAAGTGCAAGGCTTTTCAGTTGATGCGATGCTATCATTAGAGGAAGTAAATTTAAACACAATTAATATGAGTAAAGAAGCTGAAAAAAGTTTTATAGAACTTTTGAAAGACTTGCCTAATCAGATTAAACTTGCCTTAACACCTAAAAAGGAAGAGGAAGAAATCAAATTAGGAAGCATTAAAATGGCAGACGGAGCGATTACCATTGAATACGATGGCGAGGCTTTAATGGTCGGACAAAGTGCTTGGATTATGGCAGAGGACGGCACTAAGGTTTCCGTTCCTGTAGGCGAACACCAACTTGAAGATGGAACTGTTTTAATCGTTACTGAAGAGGGTAAGGTTGGAGAAGTAAAAGCTAAAGTTGAAGCAGAGCCTGCTGAAATGGCAGAGCCAACAGTAAACGAAAACGCTAACAACGATGCGCAAATCGCAGAAGAAATCAGTACAGCAATCAAATCTATTTTGATTAAGTACAACGAGCAAGAGGCTACAATCTTAGAATTGAAAGAGCAAGTTTTAGAGTTAGGTAAACAACCTGCATCAAAGGGGATTAAACAACCTGATAATGTAAATGTTGATTTATCTAAAATGACAAAAAAAGAACGTTTAACATTAGCAATAAGAAATTAAAAAATGAGTACAAAAATTTTATACGGGGATGAAAAATTAGCCTCAAAAGTTGAAACTATTTCAACAGCAAGAACGCTAACAGCAAGCGATAGCGGAAAGTTGTTTACTTTGTCGGCTTCCGCAGGTGTAGCAATCACTTTGCCTGCAGTTACAGTTGCAGGATTTAGAGCAAGATTTACGGTTGGTTCGGCTTTCGCTACTACTAACTTTACGGTGGTTGCTCCAACAGCAGTAATTCAAGGAAGCGCGGACGTAAACAGCACGTTGGTTCCTTTCGCAAATGAAAATACAATTTCTTTTGTAGCCACAGCAGAAACAGTTGGGGATTACGTTGAATTATATTCAGACGGTACAAACTATTATGCTTACGGAATCGGGGCATTAGCAGGAGCAATTACAGGAACTGTAGCATAATTAATAATTTAAAAATAAAAATATAAATGGCAACAACAACAACTACCACATCGAACTACGCAGGAAAAGAAGCGGGTTCAATTATCGGTAAAGCATTTAAGGAAGCAGACACTTTACGTTTAGGCTTGGTAACTCTTGCACCAAACGTAGGTTACAAATTAAATATGCGAAGAGTTCGTTATACGGACGGAACGGTGGCTTATTCTTGTGGTTTTAATCCTGAGGGAGCAATCACTTTAAACGAAAGACAGCTTATTCCTGTAAAACTTATGAATCCTTTCCAAGTATGTAAGGAAGAATTTAGACAAACTTGGTCACAGGAAACAATGGGCGCAAGCGCATCAAATCCAAATGCTCCTGCTGATATTATGGAAGCTATTCAAGTAGAAGTTTTAGGACAAACTGCTGAGGACGTAGATTATAAAATTTGGCAGGGTAATGATAGCAACTCAGACGAGTGGGATGGTTTCTTAACTTTGTTTGCATCTGATTCAGCAGTAATCAAAGCTAACAACGGAATTGTACCATCAGGTAATGCTATTACAGAAAGTACAGTAGAGGCAGAATTGAAATTAGCCTTAAAAGCTATTCCAATCGCTTTAAGACGTAAAGACTTGAAAGTTATGGTTTCTCCTGATGTATTCCAATCTTATTGGTTCTATTTAGTTTCTAAAGGAATTGTAAACGGATTAGGTGGCGATGAAAAAACAGTTCGTTTTGGTAAATATTTACTTGTAGAAGTAAACGGTTTACCTGCAAACACAATCGTTATCGCTGAGCCTAAAAACTTAGTATTCGGTACAGGATTAGAAGCTGATTTCAATGAAATTAGAATGGTTGATGAGGACGAAATCGGATTGTTAACAGGTCAGATTAGAGGAAAAATGGTTTATAGTGGTGGAGTACAATACTACAATTCTGAGGATATTGTTTGGTATTTATCTACAACTACACCTGCATAATAATTTACTAACATAGGGGTTGTTAAATCAGCCCCTTATAATACCTTTTTTATATGGCATGTGATATTACGGCAGGGAGATTAAGACCCTGTAAACAAAGCTTGGGAGGTTTAGGTAAATTGTTTTTGTTTAATTACGTTGAAGACCCTTTTACCTATGCTAACGGCATAGCAACAGCGATTAATCCAGCTTTAACGGAAGTTTTTGAGTTTGAGATTGAGGGCGATGGTAATAATATTAGTGAAAGTTTAGTTCCTGATAGAAATGCAGGTACTTCTTTAAATACTCAAACTTCTACAATTGTACTTAAAAAGATTGATGCTACAACATCAGCACAATTAAACTTATTGGCGTATGGTTTCCCTATGGCAGTTGTAAAAGACAGAAACGGAATTTACCACGCTATCGGAATTGATGATGGTATTGATTTTACAGTGGTACAATCAACAGGAGGAGCAAAAGGAGAGTTGAACGGATACACTTTAACAGGTGTTTCAACAACAGGTTCTTTATCCCCTAAATTAGACAGTTCAACAGTAACGGCATTTTTAGCTTTAGTTGCATAGTTTTTTCATTGGTTGATTTTTTTAGTTAGAAACCCTATTGTAACAAAATAGGGTTTTTTTAGTTATATAAGTATGAAAGTAGTAAATCCAAACGATACAGAACACACACTACAATTAATACCTCGTTTTTATCCAACAGGAGAGATTGTATTAAGTTTATATAATGAATTTACAACAATAAGTGCTGATGTAGACAATATCTATATCACTACTGATGGTAATTTATTTATTACTTTCGATTTTGAGTTTGAAAACAATTCAAAATATCAAATTAAAATAACAGAAGCGGATGAGGTTGTTTATAGAGGTAAATTAATGGCAACAACACAAACACCACAAGACTTTAAGCTAACAAATAACGTATATTATCACTAATGGCAGAACCTAAACAAGACATACGTTTAATACAATTAAACAATTACATAAGACCTAAAATTGAAGAGAATAAATCTAAAAATTGGGTTTTAAACGGGCGTAATAATTCGTTTTACTATTACTTAATTGATAGGTTTAACGGTAGTCCTACTAATTCCGCTATTATTAACTCTTACGTAGATATGATTTACGGTAAAGGTATTGGTGCTAAAAACGCCTTTACTAATACTGAGGATTGGGTTAGATTTAAAGTGCTTTTAAAGGATTCTGACTTAAGACGTATTGTTTCAGATTTTGTCTTGTTTAATGAGTTTAGCGCGCAGACTATTAAGGCTAAAAACAAAAAGGATTTAGGCGCAATCAAGCATTTGCCTAAAGAACGTGTTGCGCCATCAATTGAAAACGAAGAGGAAGAGATTGAACACTACTTTTATTGCAGAGATTGGTCGAATATAAATAAATTTAAGCCTTTAGAATATCCTGCGTTTGGAACTTCAAACGATAACATTGAAATATATAACGGCAAGCCTTATAAGGCAGGTAAAACATATTTTGCAGACCCTGATTATTTAGCGGGATTGCCTTATATGGAAATGGAGGAAGAAATATCTAACTATTACATTAACCATATTAAAAACGGCTTATCATTCGGTTATATTATTAATATTCCCGACGGTAACAGTCTAACAGAGGAAGAAAAGGACGATTTAGAACGTAAGATTAAGCAAAAGCTAACAGGTAGTAGTAATGCGGGGAAATTTGTGTTGTCGTTTAACGGTAGAGATGCTGAAATCACAGTTACACCTTTAACAGTTAACGATGCGCATAAACAATGGGAGTATTTGACAAGCGAAAGCCGTCAACAGATAATGACATCACACAGAGTTGTTTCCCCTATGCTTTTCGGTATTAAAGACAACACAGGATTTGGCAATAATGCTGATGAGTTAGACACCGCACGTGAACAATTGATTAAATACGTTATAGAGCCAAAACAACGCTTTATAATCGAAGCATTGCAGGAAATTTTAGAGCATTACGGTATTAACTTAGAGTTATACTTTAAACCTTTAAAAGAAGTGACTGTTACGTTGTCAGACGAAAAAAAAAAGACTGATTTAGATGAGTTTTTAGCCTTAGGCGAGGATGAGGACTTAGAAAACTATGAATTAGTAGAGTGCAACCCTGTAGACTACGATGAAGAGGATAAAATAACTCTTTCAGTTAGTACAGGAACGGCAATTCCTAACGCTAAATCGAAATATGACACGGAATTTTACATTTATCGTTATAGATACGCAGGAAATGAAGCACCCGAAAGAGATTTTTGCCGTTCAATGATGCGTGCAAACAAGATTTATAGACGCGAGGACATCGAAGCAATGGGAGAAAAGAACGTAAATCCAGGTTTCGGTATGCATCCAACACCAAATAAGCCTTATTCTATATGGAAATATAAAGGAGGCGGTCTTTTAAGTGCTAATTTCACAGGCGGGACTTGCAAACATTATTGGGAAAAGCTAACATATAAGAAAAAAAGCGTAAAAATAGACGTAAATAACCCTATTAATGAGCCAAAAGAAAGCATTGCATCAGGAATAGCGGGAATAGCACCGCACGATATTTAATATTATGGCAGAATTTTTATTCATATCCCCCGAAGAATTAGCATCGACAACCATTTTAGGTGGTAATGTTGATGTAGATAAGTATTTATTTTGTATTGCAAACGTTCAATTAACGGTTATTGAGCCGTTATTAGGTACAGAGTTATACGATAAAATATATACAGAAGCCGAAGCCGACACTTTGGCGGGGCTTTATTTAGAATTATACACTGATTTCGTTAAGCCAATCACTAAACAGAAGTCTTTAGCTGAATATTTAGAGATAGCTTCTTATATTGTAGATAATGGTGGCATTTACAAGCATACAGGCGATAATATAGAAGTAGTTGATAAACAAGAGGTGTTATATTTATCAAATAAGTATAATGCTTTGGCGCAAATGTACATTCAAAGGTTTAATAAATGGATTTGCAAAAATACAATTCCCGAATACAAAACTTACCAAGACGAGGTTAGCGCAAAAAGACACATGAAAGTTACGGCAGGTTGGAAGTTGGATAATAACAATGATTGCGATAGACCATGGTATCTACAGTAACGGAAAACTATATTAGAAAATGCAAAGATAGTTTAGGCGGGGTTTCCGAAATTTATTTGTTTCCTTACGCTCAATATTCACGAAGTCAGATAGTAACTAACGGGAATATATTAGAAACATTCCCAACGACAACTATTTATAAGTTTTATTCTAATGGCGACCCGATAGCAAACGAAAGTCAAGAACAAGACGATGGCGGAAAGTTTTTTAATCAAAGCATTGCTTTAGAATTACAGGGAGCGAATGATAATGAAAACGTTTCTAAACTACAACGTAAAGATTATCGTTTAATCTTTAGAGATAGAAACGGATTATATAGAATATTTGGTCTTTACGTTGGATTAGAAGCAGGAACTATAAATTATAACACAGGAGGTTCAAAAGCTGAATTTAACGGCTTTAAAATAGATTTCACAGGCAAAGAAGAATATCAAAGTTTTTTTATAAATGATTTAGAAGAAGCAGGATTTTTTAATGCTGACTTTGACTATAGAATTACGGAAGCAGGAGAATTTAGACTTACTGAAACTAACGAATACAGAATTTTAGAATAATGGCAACAAAAAAAATAACAGAATTAGCATCAGCAACCACGCCTTTAGCAGGAACGGAGTTGATAGAGATAGTTCAAGGCGGTACTAATAAAAAAGTTGCCGTTAGTGAAGTTGGTGGCGGAGGCGGTTCACCAGACCTCCAAAGCGTTTTAACAGAGGGCGGAACGGCTACGGATTTGTCTATTACTTTGGAAGAAAGTAGTGTTGGTTATTCAATCGTTTTAGACCCTAACAACCCAAGTGTTTTAGTGAGCGACCCTGATACGGGAGATTTTAGTCAATTAGCCTCTAATGGATTTCTAACTCAAAACGGTTCGGAAGGAATATCTTTTGTTAAAGATAAAATTTCACGTGCTAAAGGCGGTTTCCAAACAGATATAACATTCACAGACCCAACTTCAAATAGAACACAAGTCATAAAAGACGAAGACGGCACGTTTGCTTTCTTAAGCGATATTACGGGCGTTTCAGACGGAGACAAAGGTGATATTACAGTAAGTAGTGCGGGTACTGTTTGGACTATTGATAACGGGGTTGTAACAGATGCAAAGGTAGCGAGTGGGATTGATGCTGTTAAAATTGCGGACGGTTCAGTCAGTAATGCAAAATTTCAGTATATCAACTCTCTTTCAAGTAACGCACAAACGCAGTTAGATGGTAAGCAACAAAAGTCATCTTACATGAAACTCGTTTCAGCTTACACACTTGCCAATACAGCGGCTTTACAAAAGCTATTTAATGTAGGTAGTGGTGGAAATGGAGAGTTTCCTGCTTTGGCAAATAGAAGTATATATTTTAAAACACAAATTTATTTAAACGGTCTATCGGCAAGTAGTGGTAATGTTTCATTTGGAATATTAGGAACTGCTGGGGTGGCATCTATAATTTACACAGCAATAAATAGAAAAACTAACTCGTTGCAGACTGGTGCTACCGCAAACGTTATTGTAATAAATGTTTCGACAATATCCGCAATAACAACTTCTAATACTTCTGACGATGCTCATTTAGAAATAGAGGGCATTTTAACAACATCAACCGCGGGTACAGTTATATTAGGAGTTGCTTTAAGCGCTGCAACTGCATCCGCATCCGTAGCAATTAACTCAAATGCCGAATTTATAGATATAGGAGCAGATACATTTACAGCAACTTCAGATATTACTTAATATGAAAAATTATACAATTTGTAAAGATAACGGAGATATAATCGGGGTTTTAGCTTTTGAAGTTCAACCGCCATTCTCTACTGAAAAAATGTATCAAGGTGGTTTTGCAAAGCCAAAACTAAACTTTGTTACCGATGAGTTTTACGAAAGCGCAACGGCTTCGGAAATTACGGCTTATCAAAATGCCAAAGAAGATGCCGAAGATTTAGCCGAACACTTACTACTCGAAGAAAAAGGAGCTGAGCTTATCTACCGAACAAAAAAGCGTTTAATCAGAAGAAGAAAAAAGGGATTAATAACTGCAAACCAAGCAAAAAAAGTCCGTGAAATTCTCAACCCAATATTTCAATTTCTCAAAACGGGGGATTTAGATATTGCTTTAGATAAAACGAATTTGTTGGCAGTTGATTTAAACGCAAATGTTCAAGGCGAATTGACTTGGTTTAAAGAACGACTAACAGAAATACAGTAGTTATGAAAAACACAGATTTTAGAAACGCACTACACTATATTAGCGGGGCGGTAATTGCTTTTTTGCTAAGTTTAACTTTTCAAGGAAGTAATTTTATCCCCGAACTAATCGTTACTTTAATTGTAACAATAGTAATTGCTTCGTTTTGGGAAATTGGCAGAAAAATAAAATACGGATATGAAGTTGACAAAAAAGACGTTATCAGAACAGTAGCGGGCGCAGTAATATTTTTTATAATTTTAAAATTGATATAACAATGGAAATAACAGAATTAACAACTGAACAATTAGAAGCGATTAACAAAGCGAAAGGGATTTTAAACGAAGTAGGATTAGAATTGCTAAGTATTGGCGCACCTAAGCCACCGCAGTAATATGAATAGGTTTTTAGGCTATTTACCAATATTTATATTTGTGATTTATTGTGTATTGCTTTTGTCTTTACTCGGTAACGTGCAATGGTATAAAGACAACCATAAGTTAATAGAGCGAGTAGATTTTTACGCTTGTTTGATTATGCTTATACACGCTTTATTTAATTGGAATAGTTATCATTACTTTGCTAAGAGTAGTTTTATAACTATTATTGCCTTAGCCTTGTACCACGTCATATACTATAATATATTTATGACTAATTACGTTTATTATTATTTTTACATTAACATATTAGCCAGTAACATTATTTACGGCATTATTAAAAGCAAGTAGAATGATTTCATCATTAGAATTATGGTTAAGCCTATTGGGTAGTTCGGTATTTACAGGTATTGTTGGGTGGATTTTTGGCGGTCGCCAACAAAAAGCTAAAGACTTAAAGAAGCAAGACGTGGAAATAGATAGTGCGGAAATTGACTATGCGGTTAAGGTTCGTGACCTTTACGAGAGTATGCTTAAAAAATCCCAAGACGATAAGGATTTATTAAAGCAAGAAACAACTATTATTATAACCGATTTAAAAAATGACCGTGAGGAACTTAAGAACGTAAACCGTTTGCAAGACGAAGAAATAGGTAAAATGCGTGATGATATTCGCAGTTTACAAAAGCAGTTTAACGACCTTTATTTAGCCTACGCAAAGGAAGTTGAAGCCTCTAAATATTGGAAAGATAAGTTTAACGAATTAGAGGGTAAGTATAACCAACTTGAAGCAGACCACGAACAACTGAAAAAAGAATTTGAAAACTATAAAAAATCGCATAAATGATACACTTAAAATATAAATCACTATTCGATAAAAACGGCATAAACACGCCTTTAAGAATAGCACATTTTTTAGCACAAGTTGAACACGAAAGCGGATTAAAACCGATTAGTGAAAACCTTAATTATTCTGCAGAAGGATTACTTAAAACTTTTCCGAAATACTTTAGGACAGAAGTTGCTTTAGAATATCAAAGACAACCGCAAAAGATAGCCAACAGAGTTTATGCTAATCGAATGGGTAACGGTTCGGAGCAAAGTGGCGAGGGTTGGAAATATCGAGGGCGTGGATTTATTCAAATAACGGGAAAAGAAAATTACTTCAAACTTTCAAACGATACCGATATCGACTTTTTACACAATCCCGATTTATTATTAACCGAAGCCAACTCGGTTATTTCGGCTTTATGGTTTTGGAATCAAAAAGGATTAAATGCTTTTGCCGATAAAGACGATATCGTTACCATAACTAAACGCATCAACGGTGGCACAAATGGAATTGAACACCGCAAGCAATTATTAGCTAAATGGAAAAGTTTACTTAAATAGAATCATTCTAAATAAGCACTAACAAACACAATGTAAGGGTTTTATTTGTAGTTTTGGGTAAACTAAAAACAAAATTATGAAAGACGGGAATAAGAAGTTTAGGATTAAACCTTATAACGCAAAGCTATTAGGTCTTACATTAAACGCCTCAAATCAGTATCGACTTGATAAGGAAACGCAACAAAGATACTTTAAACTAAGGCAGAAAACCAACGCAGTAAAACGCCTTTTCTTTGACATCGAAACAAGCCCAAATATAGTTTACAGTTGGCGTATAGGTTACAACTTAAACATTACACCCGATTGCATTATAAATGAAAGAGCGATTATTTGTATATCTTATAAGTGGGAAAACGAAGAAACCATACATAGTTTAACTTGGGATAAAAACCAAAGCGACAAGCAAATGTTAATCGATTTCATTCAAGTAGCAAACCAAGCTGATGAAATGATAGCGCATAACGGGGATAGGTTACTTTATATCCGTAATCATAAGGTGGTACTTTAATCCCAATACCATCTTCCCAACCTACGTAATTAAACGATTTCTCAACCAAAGAAAGTTTGAAGTTTTTTGTTGAATCCCCGTCTAAAATTCTTTGCTGAGATTTTATAATTTGCTCGTCTACCGAACAAGAAATCAGCATTATTAAAATCGGTATTAAAAGTAGTTTTTTCATATTAATATCTTCCAAGTGAACCGCTTAGTACATTACAAGAAAATATACTAGCCGTTGCGTTATTAGTTATCCAAAATCTGTGATAAAGCAAAGTTGCTGATGCAGGTAGATTAGTCGATAATGTACCGCTTGCAGTATGTGTTATATTTCCGTCTGCATCTAATCTATTAACC